AATGATTACAGGACAGTCAGCCACTGTGGGCATTTATGAAGAACTGGAAAGACAAGACAACTTGCCGCTGTCGATGACATTTGAAAGTAATGGCACACAAAAATTGAAACAGCCATTCATTGATTGGGTAAACAGAATCGACACAGAAATATTTTTTAGTATAAGTCCTAAACTTTGGTCTGTTGCAGGAGAGAAGGCAGAAAAGGCCATTAAGCCCGAGATTGTTAAAGAGTACCATGATATTTCTAAAACAGGACAATTAAAATTTGTTTGTGGACACAAAGATGAACAATGGGATGAGATGGAACAAGCAATACAAAAGTTTAAAGATGCAGGAGTAGATTGGCCTGTATGGGTCATGCCTGTAGGAGCAAGAGAAGAAGAACAATCTGAAACAGCAGGTGCAGTAGCCAAACGTGCTTTCCAACGTGGTTATAATGTTGCGGCTAGAGTGCATGTTTATTTGTTTGGAAATAAAATTGGTACTTGATATTGACATTTACAGATTAATGCTTATAATATAATACATGTTTGATAAATTAAATCCTTTCAAGAAGACTAAGACTGAAGCAAAATCTAGCAACATTATTGACGAAAAAACAAAAGCAACTAAAAAAGGCGAACCCTACATAAAAGTTTTAGATACAAATGTTGATCCTAAAAATCCTAAATATGGATATTTCGAATTGGATTGGAATGAACATTTTGTAGCCAATTTAAAGAAACATGGATTCTCAGGCAACACAGATGAAGAAGTAGTCGATCACTGGTTCTCAGTCTTATGCAATACTATTGCAGAAGGAGAACAACCCATAAGGCCAGACAATACAATCGTTAAAGAAGAAAAACGAGAGGATGGCAAAACTGAAATCTCCTAAAACATATCTACTGTTTGATTCTGCAAACACATTCTTCAGAGCAAGGCATGTGGTAAGAGGCGATGACATGGCTACAAAAACAGGGTTGGCTCTGCATATCTGTATGAATAGTGTCAAAAAATGTTGGGAACGTTTTAAAGCAGATCATGTGATATTTTGTTTTGAAGGAAGATCATGGCGCAAAGATGTTTACGGTCCATATAAAGCAAACAGAAAAGAATCAAGAGATGCATTAACGCCTGCAGAACAAGAAGCAGATAAAATATTTTGGGAAACTTTCGACGAATTTAAAAATTTTGTCACAGACAAAACAAACTGCACTGTTTTACAACATGGACAACTTGAAGCAGATGATCTTATAGCAGGATGGACCCAAGCACATCCAGATGACAAACACATAATTGTTTCCTCAGATTCCGATTTTTATCAACTGCTTAATGAAAACATTTCGCAATACAACGGAATTACAGATACACACATCACAGACAAAGGTTATTTCGATGAGCATGGCAATGATATAATAGATAAAAAAACTAAAGAACCTAAGGCTCCACCAGATCCTGCATGGTTATTGTTTGAAAAATGTATACGAGGAGATTCTTCAGATAATGTATTCTCTGCATTTCCTAAAGTAAGAAAAACAAAAATGCAAGAAGCATTCAAAGATAGAAACAATCAAGGATTTATTTGGAACAATATGATGCTGAGTAGATGGCTTGATCATCATGGCAAAGAAAGAATTGTCAAAGATGAATACGCAATAAATCAACAGTTAATTGATTTGACTAGACAACCTGATCATATCAAAGAAATAATTTTTGATACAATAAGTGTTACTACAAAATCACCAAAACAGGTTGCAAACGTTGGTATTCATATGTTAAAATTTTGTAGTAGACACGATTTAGTGAGGATAAGAGATAATGTTAAATTTTATGCAGAGCCTTTCAACGCAAGACTCAATCAAGACCAAACAATTACTGCCTGATAGATTCTGGATTATTGAACACAACGGTTCAAGGATAGGTACTATTCAAAGACACGATTCAAACCAATTCATAATTACTGGCACAGACTCTTCTGTGGCCACACTTACTTTAAATGAAGTCACTGAAAAATTTGACTTGTTTTCTGATGCAGTTGCAGATACTGTAGAAGTTGAGGTTCCAAAAGAGTGTTATGAGTATCCTACAAAGCACATGCCATACAATGCAGTATATGATGTGCAACACAAACTGCCGTTGTACTCTAAATCACCAAACTCGAAAAACATGTATGCGGCAGGTTACTACTGTGTGAAGTTTTCAAAAGGGTGGGTCAAAGGATTTTGTCCTAAGTTATCCACAATTTTAGAAAATGAATATGAAGGTCCATTCAAAACAGTGATCGAACAAAGGAAAGTATTCTCAGATGTCAACAAAAGTAGATGATACTTTACATCTTAAGAACTTTATCGAAGAAGTAAACAGAGCGGATAACACACGTCAACGAGAAATAAAAGTGGATATTGAACGTGCAAAGAGAATTAGAAATGCTCTGACTACTCTTTTAATTCATTATGTTGAGATACAAAGTAGAAGAACAGAATCCGAAGGTAATTCGGTAAGTATGGATGGAGGAGAATTTCAATGAATATAGTATGGACCAAGCCAAATTGTCCTTTCTGTGACATGGCAAAGAATTTATTAGACTCAAAAAACATCACTTATGAAGTAAGAGAGTTAGGTGAGCAATGGACACGTGAGCAATTGCTAGAAGCATGTCCAGGTGTAAGGACAGTACCACAGATTATATTGGATGAGGTTCATGTCGGCACTTACGATAATCTTAAAGAGCATTTGTCCACATAAATCATTCAAAATAGCAGATAAATACTGTTATAATGTCGAGACCCAAACCAAAGACGCTTTTACAGTATACTAACAAAAAATCCTACAAGATGGAAGAAGTGTTAGAGTCAACTGCCATATGGGCAGTATTTTATAAAGGCAAACCAATCAATCTTAAATCATCATCTATAATTTCGAACTATCCTGGCCCAAAATACAAAAAAGTTTCTTTTTCAAATCCAGGTCATGCTCACAATCTTGCTCAAAAATTAAATGACATGTTCAAATGTCAGGACTTTGCTGTGTACGAACTCAGTGAAGGTAAATTATTGCAAGATGAAACTAACTAAATCCAAACTATCAGAACTTCTAAAGACACAGTGTGATTTAAAAATGTCATGTGAGAAGATCATAATCATGTCATTTCTGAATCCTAGAGATGAAGACAGTCACTTTCAACTGCATTATAAAGGTTTTCATCTAATGAAATTTGCTAAATTCAAATATTACAAAATACGATTGAAAAATAAGTTGTCAATGAAGAATTGGTTGACTCTAGATCGTAACTGTCCATCCCCATATTACATAAACGGCAAAAAAAACTATGTGTATATGTTTGCACAAAAACCAGCAGTGATCCTTCAATTGTTGGATGGTGACTTAGATTCCTTCCAAATATAGCGAGTTTTGTATGGTTGACACTTGAGTATGCGGCTCTATAATAGTAAACATAAGGAGTGTTAACAAAGATGAGCAAAACAGTTGAAACTACAAGACAAATAGGGCCTAGCCAGGCCATCACAGCATTAAAATACTGTGTAAAATTACAAAGACCAGTAATGATATGGGGTGCACCAGGTATTGGTAAGTCCGATATTGTTAAACAGATTGGGGACGAACAATCACGTGAAGTGATTGATATTAGATTACCTTTATGGGAACCAACAGACATCAAAGGTATTCCATTTTACAATTCTAAATCTAATGCAATGGAGTGGGCACCACCTATTGAATTACCAAGTGATCCTAAGAGCAATGCTATTTTATTCTTAGATGAAATAAATGCGGCTCCTCCTGCTGTGCAGGCCGCGGCATATCAACTTATTCTTAACAGACAGGTTGGTGCATACAAACTGCCAGAAGGAGTTTCTATTGTGGCCGCTGGTAACAGAGAAACAGACAGAGGTGTAACATTCAGAATGCCTGCTCCTCTTTCTAATCGTTTTGTCCACATAGAAGTAAAAGTGGATTTTGACGATTGGTTTGAATGGGCCACTACTAATAGCATTCATGCAGACGTAGTAGGATACTGTTCTTTTGCGAAACAAGATTTATATGACTTTGATCCTAAAGGATCTTCGAAGGCATTTGCTACACCAAGAACATGGTCATTCGTGAGTCAATTATTAACAGAACACCTACCAGACAATACACTCACTGATCTGGTTGCAGGTGCAGTGGGGGAAGGCACAGCGATCAAATTTATGGCTCATCGTAAAATTGCCGCTGACCTTCCTAACCCTACTGACATCTTACAAGGCAAAGTAAAAAAGATGAAGAAAAGAACTGAAGTAAGTGGTCAGTATTCATTAGCAGTTAGTATGTGCTATGAATTAAAACAGTTTGCTGACAACAAAGACAAAGACTTTGATCAAAAAGCAGATAATTTTTTAGACTTTATGATGGAAAACTTTGACACTGAACTTACTGTGATGGGTGCTAAGATTGCATTGTCTACTTACAAACTACCGATGAAGCCAAGTAAATTAAAATCTTTCAACAAGTTTCATGAAAAGTTTGGCAAGTATGTTGTAGCGAGTATGGAAAATGCTTAGT